GCTATCCAGCTGGCTCGCCGCCTTCAGCGACGTGGAGACCACCACCGCGTTCTTCGGCAGATAGCCGATGTTGATGGTGTCCCCCGCCGCCCAGGTCGAGATCGACCCCGAGATCGCGTGCAGGTGGAACGAGCCGGTCCAGTCGCCGTGACCGGTATTGGCCGGAACATTGTTGGCGTAGTTCGCCGTGTTGTAGATCGTGGACATCGGGTGTCCGTCCTTTCAGAAAGGGAAAGATGGATTGTCGGGATTTGGAGAGCCTTGGCGCCGACCGGGTGCGGCTGCGGATTCAGGCCGGCCTGTGGCCCGCTGAATACATGGAGCTGGCCCTGGACTGGCTGGCGTTGAAGGAAGCGGAAGCGGCGCGGCAGGCCGGGGCCGACCGCGCCAACACCGCCCGCGTGGCCAGCAGGCAGAACACCAGGGACAACATCGCGCAGATCGCCGCGATCATCGCCGCGGTGACGGGCGCCGTCAGCGCGCTCGTCTCCTTCCTCGATTGGCTCAAGGTCAGGCCTTAGGAGTCGGCGGCGGCGGCGGCGATGACGGTGACCATGCCGTTCTGGACGCCGTTGAAGTTGATCTTCTTCACGCCCAGCAGCTCCTCGATGGCGACGCCGGGCCTAAACCCGTAGTCCTTGATCATGTCGGTGCGCGGGGTCGGCTCCTGGCCCCAGGCCACGCCCACCGCGCCGCCGCCGCAGATGAAGATCGGCCGAAGGTCGCAGGACGAGGCGCCGGCCCCGTTCCACACCGCCCCGCCGTTGATGCCGTTGGCGGCGCTGGCGCAGTAGGCGTCGATCTCCGGGATCTCCCGGTGGATCACCCCGTCGTAGAGCAGGTCCCCGTCCTGGAAGATCGGGTTCTTCTCCATCCCCATCCCCTCGCGGGCCCGGGCGCCGGTGTTGGCGGCGATGATGTTCGAATCCAGCTTCAGGTCCCGGAACGTCCGCGCCCCGTGGAAGGCGACGTAGTATTCCCGGCCATCCCCGTCCTCCACCCGGAACGGGCGGATGTGCGGGTCGGCCAGCTTGGCGAGCCGCTTGGCCGTGCCCATCATGGCGCTGGAGCACTTGGCCGTGCTGGCCACGTTGCCGATCGCCGTGGCGTAGGTCGTCGAATAGTTGCTGTTCAGGAGCCCGAACAGCACCCGGTCGGGGTTGGCGGTCACCCAGGTGTTCTGCTGCGCCGCCGTGGCCTGATCCCACGGCACGCACGTCCCGTTGACGTCCGTCACCGCCGAGGCCAGGGCGTGGATGATGTCATCCCGCAGCTTCTCGCTCTCCCACACCCGCAGCGCGTCCTTCGCCGCGTCCCACAGGTTGATCTCGGTGCGGAAGCTGGTCGACTTGGGGATCCTGACCGCGTTGCGACGCCAGTCGATGGTGATCGGGCAGTTGTAGTTGGTCAGCTCCTCTTCCTGGCCGTCCAGCACCTGCGCGCCGGTGACCCCGGTGGCCGACTTCAGCCGGCCGATGAAGGGGATGTTGATCGTCCGCTTGGCCTCCTCCTCGGCCTGGAACTTGGTCAGGATGATGCCGCCCTTGTTGATGTCGGCGTTCGACATGTACGGCATGAAGCGGGTGTGGCGAACATACTCCTGGAAGTACTTCGTCACCCAGACCTGGCGTTCCGACGCCGAGGCGAGTGTGGTTTCGGCCATGGTTGGCTAACTCCTATAGAGGGGGGTGAGCCGCCGGCGACGCTCGCGCGGCGGCCTATCGGGTGATCGCGTTGGCGAAGGCCATCCCCGGGCCCACGGGCACGTGCGGCGCGCCGGCGCCGCCGGTCCCGGAGGCCGTGGCGAGGGAACGGGGTGGGGCGGCCTGGTGCGTGTTGGCCGTCGCGGCGGGGTGAACACCGCCGTTGGCGCCGGCCTGCGCCTGGGCGCTTTGCCAGGCCTTGAAGGCGGCGAGGTCGGCGGGCTTCACCGTCCGCAGGATCTGCTCGCGGTTGTAGGCCTGATAGGCCGCCTCGTAGGGATCTTCCGATGAGCGCATCTGGGCGTTGAACGCCGGGTCCTGGTCGCACCGCGCCGCCGCCCAGTCATGGATCTGCGCCACGGTGTCCTTGCCGTACTCCCGCTCCGCGAACCGGCGGCTGGCCCGCAGGTTCTGGTTGTACAGCGCCGCCTCCAGCTGCTGGTCACGCGTCAGCTCCGGCGGCGGCGCCTGAGCCGCCCGGATCTCCGCCAGCTGACGCTCCAGCGCCTCGCGCGCGGCCGTCGCGGCCTGGCGCTTCTCCCGCTCCTCGAGGAGGGCGGTGATCGGCACATGGCCAGGCTCGACGGGCGTCGCCGGCGTCGCCGCGGGCCCGCCCGTGGAGGCTCCAGGATCGCCCGTGGCGGCCGCCGCCGCTTCCGGGGTCGCCGGCGCGGCGGGAGAGGCGAACCGCCCCTGCTCGTCACGCGCCGGCCCGGACGAGGCGGGTTCGGGAAAGGGTGCGGGCGCCGCCGGCGTGGCGGGCGCGGCGGAGGCCTCGGCCGCGCCAGGCGCGTCGAGGAAACCCAGTTTGTCGCTCATCGATTGTCCCTCGCCCGTGACGCCGGCGGCGCGCGTCGCCCACCTGGTGGCGGCCCATCCGCGTCACGGCGCGGCCCGTCTCCCCGGCGGCGGGAGCAATCGTCGCCCGGTAGCCTTATTGTCCTGGCGCGCCCATGCCGGGGTCCGGCTGGCCGGGCTGGCCGGGCGGCGTGGCGCCCTGGACCTGCATCTGCGTCGCCGCCTGCGCCTGGTCGGCGTTGGCCTGGCCCAGGCCCGCCTCGAAGCCCGCGGCGGCGTGGTCGGCGTGCACCGCGTGCGCCTCGCTGAGGGCGTTCAGCATGCTCGCCGTGCCCTGGGCGGCGTTGCGCTGCGCCTCGCTCTGCGTCTTGGCGATCTGCGCCTGGGCGTGCTGCGCGGCCATCGCCTGCTGCTGCGCGCTCTTCTGCTGCTGCTCCGCCGCCGCCTGCCTGATCTGGTCCAGGATCGCCCGCTTGTGCGGGATGGTGGAGAGCTGGATCAGCATGGAGAGTGGAACCTGCTGCTGGTACACCGGCGAGAGCTTCACCAGGTTCAGGATGTCGCTGAACTGCTCGCTGGCGATGTTCCCCGTGTCCTGTTGCGTCTCGACCTCGATGTCGACGTCCATCTCCGCCACGCGGTTCCTGTAGCCCAGCACGCCGGGCATCAGCGCCGGCATGCCGGTGGCCGGGTCCGTCCCCACCGTCGGCGGCCCGCCGGGAATGGGCTGGTTCAGCCCCACGAACTTCGGCGAATCCTCGTCATCGGTCACCCGGATGAACTGCGGCGCGGTCCAGAACGCCTTCACCCGCGCCCAGCACTGGCGATAGATCCGCAGCTCCCAGTCCTCCAGCGCGCCATAAAGGTTGGCCAGCTCGATCAGCCCGCTCTGCTGGCGGGCCAGCAGCGCCCGGCCGCTGGCGTCCTGGTCGGACCGGCCCAGCACCGCGGGGTTGGGGCCCATCCGCTCGATCTCGGCCTTGGCCTCGGCCATCATCTCCATGTTGCCCTGGAACTCGGCGGTGTTGGGCGCCAGGCCCCAGCCATAGGGGATCACCCCATCGGGCCTGGCCGCCTCCTTGCGCGCCACGTCGGCGTCCACATCGATGGCGCTGGGGTCGCGCATCTCGATCCGCGTGGTGGAGAGCAGATGGACGCTCTTGCTCCGCCGCTTGTTGATCTCGTCCTGCGGGCCGATCATGTCCCACACCGCGCCATAGCGGCCGTTGTCGCGGCGCACATAGGCGCTCATCGCCTCGATCGGGCAGTCGGGGCGGCCCTTGTGGTCCTGGTACGGACTGGGCCCGGCCTCCAGCACGTCCATGCCGGTGTAGACGGCCCGTTTCCACCCGTCGTCGCGGTAGTAGATCTCCACCACCAGCAGGCGCCGCTGCTTCGGGTCGATCCACGCCCCGCCCGTGCCCGGCCCGTTCAGCGGCCGGTCCTGAAAGCTCTGGTCGGGAACGATCCCGCCGCCCGGCGCATTGTCCACCGCCCGCTGGATCTGATCGTTCCGGTCCGGATACAGCGCCGCCACGTCGTCGGCGTACATCCACTTGGCGATGCCCAGGTACCGCGCATCCTTGAAGTCCGGCCGGCGCGAGCGCGCGTCGAAAAAGAACTCCTCCCACCGGATCTGGGTGATCGTCACCTGAGTGTCAGGATCCACCCCCACCAGCGCCGCCATCGTGCCCGGCACCAGCATGTCCTTGAAACAGTCCTGCTTCAGCCGCCGGAACCGGTTGAAATCGGCGATGTACCGCAGGATGTCCGTCGCGCAGTCGGCGCTGTCCGCATCGCCCGGGTTGCGCGGCCAGGCCCGGGGCTCGCTGCGCCCCCGCTCCGTCACCCCCACGATCCCGTTGATCGCCGGCTTGATCCGGTTGATCACAATCGCCGGCTGGCCACGCTCCTGCAGCTTCGCCAGCTCCTCCCGCGTGAACTGGTCGCTGTCGTAGTAGTCGATCGACCGAAGGCTGTTCGCCCGGGCGGCCTGGGTGAGCTGCTCGGATTCGGTGAAGTAGC